ACCCCACTATTAATCCTGCCACTCGCTTGGAGTTCCAGAAGATGTTGAACAAGATGGGTAAGCTTGAGCCTGATGGCAAAGACGTAGTTGGAGCTGGCGGACCCCAAGTAATCATAAACATAACACGTGCTAAAGACCGCGAGGAAGCAGAAGCGATAACTATCGAAGGAGCAACAGTCTAATGGCTGAAACCAAATCGTTACAGAAGAGATTAGCACGACAATTAGCAGCTGGTGGTAATAAAAACTCAAAGGGTATGGCTTGCGGTATTCTTAAAAAGCGAGGGGATGTAGACAAGAACTGTAAACTAACTAAGTCAGGTAAGAAGAAACAATCGTTAGGTGCTGGAGGACGTGCGAAAGCTAGAGCCGCTAAGTATTCTAAGGGTAAGCATAAAGCGGCGGACTACAAGTACAACGCGAAGACTAATAGTGCTACACTAAAGAAAAAATAATGGCTACAGTCCCACAAACACCTGCACATGAGATAAATTTCGAGGTAATTAAGTCGCTAGATGACTTTTTCTACTCTGAAAAGTTCATCGCGCTAGCTGTTGGCCCCGTTGGTTCGACTAAAACGACAGCCGGTATTATGAAAATACTACACCACGCAGCCGTAATGGCACCGTGTAAGGATGGAATACGTCGTTCTCGAGCCATTTGGGTACGTAATACGCGAGAGCAATTACGTGATACATAGTGGATACCCGATGGCATTATGGGTAGTTTCCTGAAGACGGAATACAAATTCGTTATAAAAGTTGGTGATATAGAGTGTGAAGTACTATTCAGGGGACTAGATGACGCGAACGACGTACGTCGACTGTTGTCTCTTCAGGCATCCTTTTTTATATTCGACGAGTTTAGAGAAATTCACCCAGACATCTTCAACGCTGCACAGGGTCGTCTAGGTCGTTACCCCGATAAGATGATGAACACAGTTGGTTGTAAGTCAGACGATGGTAAACCTAACGCCCACCTATGGGGGATGACTAACCCGCCAGACCAGGATACCTTTTGGGAAGACCTCCTTAGTGAGCCGCCTGACAACTGTCATGTATCTATACAACCATCAGGGCTAGCACCGGAAGCAGACTGGACACAGTTCCTCCCGGATGATTATTACGATAACCTTGCGAAAGGTAAAACGGAAGACTGGGTCGACGTATATATCCACGCTAAGTTTGGTAAATCACTGTCCGGGCAGCCTGTGTTCAAGTCGTTTGACAGAACGAACCACACGTCTAATGAAGACATAGTGCCTATGTTCAGTGAGTCTCCACTGCTTATAGGCATCGATGCAGGGCTGACACCAGCCGCTGTAATCGGGCAGATAATATATGATGGTCGCTTGGTTATTTACGACTCGATAATTTCAGAAGACATGGGCGCCCTACGGTTCGTAAGAGAACGTCTTAAGCCTCTGTTAGCTAACAAATTTCCAGGACGCAGCTCGTTAATCATTATTGACCCAGCAGCATTTCAGAGAGCGCAGACAGATGAGAGAACAGTAGCTGACATATATAGAGCTGAAGGATTTTCTATAAAAGCTGCGAAAACTAACTCGGTAGCGGCACGACTGGCAGCAGTAGAAAAATACATGACCCGTGTTGTCGATGGTAAGTACGGGCTTATGATAGACCCCGACTCAGCCCTATCGTTGGTTCAAGCACTGGCGGGTAAGTACAGATACAAAATAAATAACAAGGGAGTGAAAGATGAGAAACCAGAGAAGTCACACCCATGGTCTGATGTTGCTGATGCGTTTCAGTACCTCTGCTTACACGCTGATGGTGGTGAGGTATTTGGTTCGGTAGCCAACCAAGGACGTCGTAGGGAGGTAACGAAAGTTTCCTCAGTTGGATGGACTTGACACTCTTAGAATTAGATGATAACATAACAGGCATTACTGTTATGTTAAAGAGGAATTTATGGCTTTAGGTGCTGCTCTAATCCCCGTTGAACGTGCGTCTGATATTGAAGCCAGAGCGAAACGTGAGTCGGATGAAAAACAACAAAGTGACCTTTTAGTAGGTTTAGCTGCTCACACGCGTAAACGATGGACTACGATGCGCGACCACAAGAAGAAGGAGATTGAGCCTCGCTTAATTGAAACTGCTCGTGCTCGTAACATGGAGTATGCCCCAGAGAAACTAGCTGAAATTAAAGCACAGGGTGGCTCAGAATTATTCATGGGTATTGTTAGTACGAAATGTCGTACGGCTACAGCTTGGTTACGTGATACCTTACTAGGTACAGGTGACGACAAACCTTGGTCTATTTCAGCGACTCCAATTCCAGAAGTTCCACCAGAATTAATTGACCGCCTACAAGGTATTATGCAGCAGAACTTGCAGCAATTTTACGCAGAAGGCGGAGATGCACTAGACGAAAGCTCACTTAAGCACCTAGCGTCAGGTATGAAAGACACTGCTATGCGTGAGATGAAGTTCGATGCGGACAAACGTGTTGACCGTATGGAGAAGAAAATGGAAGACCAGCTCCTAGAGGGCGGCTTCGTAAAAGCACTATTTGAATTTACTAACGATGTAGCTACGTACCCGTATGCTGTGTTGAAGGGCCCCGTTCCACGTAAACGTAAGACGTTGAAGTGGGATGGCGGAGAACTTATTACTACAGAAGTCGTTAGAGACGAGTGGGAAAGAGTTGACCCGTACAAATTCTACTGGGCACCGTGGGGTGACGACATCCAGAACATGCCTGTAGTAGAAATCCACCACCTAACTAGAGAAGACGTCGAGGCTATGATAGGCGTCGAGGGGTACGACGAGGCGTCAGTACGTTCGTTGTTGTCGGACTTCGGTGCAGGCGGTTTCGACTGGTTAGACCGCGATGACTCTGAGTTTGAAGCACTAGAAGGTAAAGATTTCGACGAAGTAGACGGAGACTTAATAGCTGCGATTCAACTGTGGGACTCTATCCCAGGTAAGATGCTACTAGAGTGGGGCTTAGATAAGAAAGATATCGAAGACCCTCAGCTGTCATACCCATGTGAAGTATGGATGGTAGACAACACAGTTATTAAAGCTGTGCTTAATTATGACCCAATCGGTCGTAAACCATATTACACCACGTCGTTCGAGAAGGTCCCAGGACGTATCGACGGTAACGGTGTTTCAGACTTATGTATGGACGCACAGAACATGTGTAACGCTGCGGCAAGAGCTCTATCTAACAACATGGGTATTTCTTCTGGTCCTCAAGTAGGAATTAATGTAAGTCGCCTACCAGCAGGGGAAGACATCACACAGATGTACCCTTGGAAGATTTGGCAGTTCCAGCAGTCTGAGTACGGAGATGCGTCTCAACCGATAAACTTTTTCCAACCACAGTCAAATGCTTCCGAGCTTTTGGCAGTGTTTGACCGCTTTATGGATATCGCCGATGATATCACAGGTATTCCTAAATATATGACGGGACAGCATGTCCCAGGTGCAGGTCGTACATCGTCCGGTCTGTCTATGTTAATTTCTAACGCAGGTAAGAGTATTAAGCAGGTAATCGGTAACATCGACCACGATGTGCTTAACCCGATGCTTGAGCGACAGTACCAGAGAAACTTACGTTACTCACAAGACCCGGAGCTAATTGGAGATGTACAAATTATCGCACGAGGCGCAACGTCGCTTGTCGTTAAAGAAGCTGAAGCTGTTCGTAAAACTGAGTTCTTACGTCTGGTACTGGAAAGCCCTGTTGCACAGCAAATTGTTGGCTTACCGGGAACGGCTGAACTATTACGCGACCTCGCTGGAAATCTCAATACCAATATTGACAGGCTTGTGCCGTCTCGTGAGGACATCCAAAAACACAGCAGCAAGCAGAGATGCAGATGCAGATGCAGCAACAGCAGATGGCTCAGGAGCAAGCAGCGAATTTACAGGAAGACGGTACAGAGATGGGCGGGCGCCAAGACAACAATTTTAGCCCTAAACCTAATGGTAGATAAAAATAAGTACCACACTAATATTTTATTTGGTATGATACAGTTAAATGATTTACGTTAATAAGTTAGAAACACAGGCCGTTAGAGCCCTAAATGGGTTACGAGAGCCAGGAAACGAAGCCTTATTAGCACTCCTTAAGAATGAACTTGAAGGAGCAAAGCAGAAGCTAGTGTACGCAAACGAAACGGGAATACTCCACCGTTTGCAGGGACGAGCAGAAGCTTTTGAAGACTTACTGAAAGCGATTGATGAATCGCAGAAGGTGATTAAGGAGCGGTAAGGAATTACCGCGTTTGTTAAGCACACCATAACGGGAGCAGCATACCAATAGGACGCTGCAAAACAGAGTTGGTGCTTTAAGGAGAAAGAAAATGGCATTGCCAAAACAAGTGCAGGCACAGCTTGCTGAAGTTGAAGAAATAGAGAAACAATTAGCCCAAGACGAGAACCCCAAGA